TTGAGTAATTAAACATCTTTCAGTTAAGAAGTGTAATTGCATTGCATCTAAAGCAGACGTAGCAGCACCAACAGAACCAGTAACCCAAGTTTTCATTCTTCTGTCATCAGTTTGTGAAGCTCTATATCTTACGTGTAAGAAAGGTCTCTTCATACTTGCACCAACAGTTTGATCATAAACTGAAGAAGTACCAGCAGGAATCATAACTCCTCTAAGCGCGTTAGAACCAGCAGCAGTATTAATACCACCTCTTGTAGCTTTGTCATTTAAGTATCTGAAGTCAGATTTGTAAAAGTCATAAGAACCTCTTCTGAAACCAGAAAAACCTAAATTTAACGCCATGTCTTCAGAATTGTTAAATACTCCGTAAGAAGTACCACCAGCTCCGTAAGAGTTCATAGAAGCTAACATATCGTCAATAGCTAAGCTAGTTGATCTGTTAACAAACATCATGTACTCTTCAATAGCACCTTGCTTGTCAAACTCAGCAAGTATTGCATCAAACTCAGCTAAATCAGTAGCAGCGTTAACTCCAGTTACACCTGAAGTTACATTACCTCTTCTTTCGATAGCATCGAAAAGACCTTGTGTACCGTGGTTTGCGCCATCAGTAACACCACCGCCTTCTAAATAGTTATCAACTAAGTCGTCACCATCAATAATAGTACCTGCCATTTGATCAGCTGAATCACCACCTGGTTTAGACTCAAGCATAGCCATTTCAATGTAATCAGTAAAACGAGCTCTTGTATCAGCTTCAGCTTTTAGGTACCATAAGTAACCTGATTGTCCGTTTTCAGCAGATACTTCTACCCAACCAATTCTTGAAGCGTCAGATCCTGATACTTCGTAGTAATCTTTCATGATAATTGGCTTGTTAGTAAAAGACTTAAACTGTGGTGTGTTAGCTTGTCTAGTGTCAGATCCTTGGTAATTATCACCTTTTCTAAACTCAGAACCGTAAACAAATACAGTAACAGAGTTAGCGCCTTGGTTATCAGTAAACGTAACATTTAAGTTTGCTTTTCCATAAGGAGCAACTTCAATAACGTACGATGAACCAACATTAGTTTTAGTAACTATACATTTTTCAACACCTTCACTAGAAGCAACGATAACTAAATCATTAACTCTAATACCATGATTGTTGCCAGATAAAGCTAAACCATCAATATCTTTAGCTAATGTAATTTGACCACCAGCTACTGTACCAGCGTCACCATCAGTAATTTCACCAGTATATGATAAATGTAATCTACCTTGCTCAGACCAAACAACTTGATCAGCTGTCATAGCCTCTTCTGCACCTACTTGAGATAAAAAACCTGAAATAGTTCTCGGTCCGAAAACTTCAGCTTCTTTTTCCATCAAGTCTGGTACATATTGTTGCGCCCAACCAGCACCAGCTGTAGACGCAAGATCTAAATAGTTTGTTTGTAGTGTTTGCTTAATAGCACTAGGAACACTGTTTAACAAACTTCCTCCTGTAATTGACATAATTTTGTAATTTTAAATTAGTTATTTATTTATTTTTAATTTTAAACTTAAAAGTAGGAGAAGTATCATCGTTAAGCACTCTAACTTTAGGGCCGCTTGTGTTATCGTTTGAAAATGCTTGCCTTTGGTCCATGTTTATATTTTTGGCCTTAGCAACACTTTCTTTCATAGCATCAGCTTTACCTTGCTCATAAAAGTGCTTAGCAATAGCATCGGGATTCATTGCTGTGTATAGAGATTTGTGATAACCTTTAGCATCTGACATTTCATTATTTTCATTCAAGAACTTCTTGACAAAATTGTTAATGTCGCTTTGAGTTTCTTTTATCTCTGCAGCGTTCTTCACGTTAAACCGATATTTTTTATCACCGACGTTATATTCAAAACCTTTGAATTTATCGTTAAAAACTTGTTGTGTTTTTAATTTAAAAGTATTAGTTTGTTTGTCCGCTATTTTTTTGTTCTCTTCGCTTTCTTTGTTGTACCTATTAAAAAAGTTAATTGCTTTCTGTTGCTCACTCGTGAGCTTTGAACCAGCTTTAACTTCTTCATAGTATCTGGACTTTTGCCCGTCCAAGTGGCTTTTAGCGTTAGCAACTTGCTCTTTCAACGCTATTTTCTTTTTTCTTATTTCTCTATCGTCGTCTTCTTCTTCATCATAAGAAAATGAGTCTTCAATTAAGAAAGTTATTTCATCATCAGTAAGATGTTTTTTAGTTTGTTTGTAATACTCTCTTAATATTGTCATGTCGTCGTAACTAGAATAGTCTTGATTAAGACGTACGTAATCTTCTAGTGTACCACCAGTTTCTTCCATAAAATCTACAACTTTTTGTAAATTTTCAGGTATTGCTTTACCAGTTTCTTGAGCTTCTTCTATAGCTTCTGCTACTTCTCCTGCTAACTCTTCAGTTTGCTCTTGAACTTCTTCTTCTGTTATTTCCTCAAGAGTGGGTGTTTCATCTTGAACTGCGTTGGAGACTTTTTCTCCGGCAGGTTCTTCATTTGTTTCTTCGACGATTTCTTCGACCACTTTTTCGCTAGCTTCGGATTCGTCGCGTACAGGAACCTCATCTGTGCTTTGCTCTGGAACGGCATCTGTTTCTGGTTTTTTAGTTAAATCTACTTTGATGACATTGTCATCTTCTTGTTTGTTTTGTTTTTTAAGATCAACTTTTACAACGTTGTCTTCAGCGGCCTTTTCGACTACTTCTTCTTTTTTCTTTTTTGCCATAATATAATATAATAATAATTAATAATTTTTATCTAGGTTCAAATCCGCCTAAATTAAATCCGCCTCCTAGTATATCATTACCTGCGGACTCAAAGTTTTTAGGTGATTTTTCACCTTTTCTTTGATCTATAAGCTCACTTTGTTGTGTAGCTTGTATTCTTGTTCTTTCGTCTTTACGATCTTCTTTTTCTTTTTCTCTTGCTTTATACCCTTCAACTTCCATATTTTTCAACTGCATATTCATTTGAAACTCTAGCTGCATTAACTCTTTTTTGTACTGAACTTCTTGAGCTTGTTTTTGTGCGTCTAATTGAGCTCTCATTTGTTCTAATTGCATATCAGTTTGAGCTTCAGCTTGTTTCTTTTGCAAATCAACTTGAGCAGCCGCTTGCGCAGATTGTTGATTAGCTTGTGACTGAGCTTGTATATTTTCAAGTTGCAAAGCTCTATCTCTATCTTGTTTTTGCTTTCTGCGTATTTTTAATAATTGATTAGCTAACTTTATATTTTTTATTTCTCTTAAATCAATAGCATCTTCAAGCTCTATATTTTGCTGCGCTAAAGCAACTTGAATATTATTTTCAAGCATTGCTTTTTCTTCTTCATCAGGTTGTAACTCTATAAATATACCAAAATCATATAGATATAATTCTGATATTTCTTCTAATGTAGCAACGTTATGCACTCCTATAGCTTGTATAAATGCGTCAGCTGTTGGTGAGTATTCTAATATGTCTGATATTCTAAGCGATAAACACTCAGCTGTATTTGCAGTTAGATATAATCCAGCTTGTAATATATGTCTTGTTGCTGTATTAGAATTAGCAGCAGCTAATTTCTGCACACCAACTAAAGCGTTTTTATCTGGCGTACTACCGTCTCTAGCCTCGTTAAGACCGGTAGTATCTCTTATCATTTGTAAATAATAATTATATGTACCAATTAAAGCTTGCATTTTATTACCACCACTACCACTTGTTATCTCTTGTATTGGTACTTTACCTGGGTTCATATCGCCTTCACTTGTAAACGATCTACCAATAACACTACCTGTTTGAAAAAACATGTTTAAAGCTTCTTGTGGATTATAGTTTGTTCCGTTACCTAAATCTATTTCAGCAAGACCATCAGCATCAAGATACACACCGTCTGGTACCATGCGAGATAATACTTGCTGTAATTTTAAATGAGTAAGTTGTATCATGTCTGCAAAACCAGTGATACGTTGTACTAATGATTCTATACGACCTTTGTACATACGTGGAGCAACTATACTATAATTCATTTTAACTTTAGTAAAATCGCTTTTAGGCCTTAACATGTTTTTAGCCATTTCCCATTTAAGCAATTTTTCCGTACCTAATATCATAGCACCATCATATAAACATTCTACAGATCTATGTAATTTGCTAAAATTATCAGAGTCTTCTGGCGGATTAAAAGTATCATCTTTTTCTAATATTTTTTCAGCACCAGTACCAGTTTCTTTTACTTTATAAACTTCGTTCATATATGTTTTATAATTAAAATATAAAACTTGAACTTTATTATTATCTTCTTCTTTAGAATTATAAGCGTTATTATGATAATTAGCTTGTTGATAGCTTTTGCTTTTAATTATGCTATCAAGTTCTTCGTGGTCTAAATGTGGAAATTGTTTTACAAGTTCGTTAATAGGTATATTTTTTACTTCACCAACGTAATATATATCATCAAAATATGGCGATTCAGTATATGAATATACTAAGTCTGCAGGATCAACATATTCAACTACAACACCTTCAGACGTGTTAAAAGTAGTTTTTACAGCACCAATACCTAAAACAGTTAAGTCATAATAGAAACGCTTTTTAATTAACTCGTAGTTACTACCTTCAAACAAAACATTTAAAGCTTGCTCTTCAGCTAACTCTACAGCTTGTTTATAAGTAATTTGCATGTGAAGTTTTAATTCTTCTTCTGTTTGCGGTAATTCGTCTTTTTTGTTTTCGTATAAGTCTATATTAAAAGCTTGTTTGCTAAAATCAGCCAACTCTTGAGTTCTCATATCTTTTAATATAGACTCCATATACTGTGTACGCTTTTCTACACCATACGGGTCTTGTGAATATGCTTTTATATCGTAAGTTCTTTCTGCAATACCGTTTACGACTATATCTACAAACTTAGGTATAATAGGTACTGGTTTCCAGTCTAAATTTAAATAAGATAAATCACCATTTATAGATAATTCATCTTTATATTTTTGTATTGATTGTTCACCTCTTGCGTATAATCTAAGGTTATGAAAGTTGTTGTGGTTT